CTATCCCATTGTGTTGGCATTGTGTTTCTTGTTTGTTGTGTCATTCGTTCTTCAAAACCTGTAATATACTCGTGTCCGATATCTCTTTCCATACCAGCAGTCATAGCTTTATCAATGATTGTTTTTATCTCATCGTACTTTTGTGTTTCTAATAACTCAACTGATTCCATAATAGCATTCTTTACAACTTGATTCTTACAAAACTCAAGAGATTTTTCTTGTACAAATTCTAAATCATTACTCTCACGATATTGCCAAGCGTTTCTTAATGAATCTACAATTGATGTTTTCAATACATCGTTATCTACATCATCAATTAAAACCTTAATGGCTTCCATTGTAGGATTAGTTTTATATCTACCGAAGTAATCTTTGATTGATTTAATTAAGAATTTGTTACTATCTGAATCAAAATAACTCACTTCTAAAATATCAATAATCTGTTTAATATATTTAGAATCCACCAAAAGTGATGTGATTATTTTACTTTGAAAACCAGTACCATATTTTACTAATGATTCACTCATATATATAATTATAACTTTCTTTGTTTAGAATTCAATTTATTTTCTCCAAATCCAAATTGGTTCACCGAAGGCCACATCTTGTGTTTTTTCTGTTTGTTCTTTTAGTTTATCATCAAAATATTCACTCTTTGCATTACCAGCACCACCACTATTGAATCGTTTGGTCATTTCCATTCCTATACAACCATCATATTTTAATCCTTTTGATTTCAGAAAATCATTCATTGGATTACAGATTTCATAATAATTCTTTTTACTTGGATTATATACATCTGCAATATTGATTGCTAATATACCATCTTTCTTTAATGTGGGAATTAACTTCTCAAGTGTTTTATGTAAAAAGTTTTTATTCCAACTATCAATATCTTTATATCGTATGTAACTTTGTGTATCTTCATCTGAATATTTCTCTACATTGAAATAAGGTGGTGAAGTAAAGATTGTATCAAAGTGATTTTCATACTTAGTATAATCCACATCTTCTGCAGGTGAACAAATCAAATCCACTTTCTTTTCATTCTCAAATATTGTTCTATGTTTTTCATAAAACTCAACTTGTTTTTTATAATTTGGATGGTTCAAAGTATTAGGGTCTATACCAACATAATGTTCTGTAGTTTCACCACAATAAAATCCTGCTAACCTATCACCCCAACCAGCACTAAAATCAAGTACATTAACACTTTGATGATAATCATAGAATGCTTTAGCAATACTTGGTTTGAATTGAGATGCTACATATTTTCTTAATGTAGTGGCCATTCTGATTGATTGTTCATCAACCTTTGTTAATACTTGTTCTAATGTATAAAAAGCCCTAACAATTGTTTTGATACCATCTATAGTTTGCCATGTTCTCCAACCACTTGGTGTTCTCGTCCAATCAACTTTCCATCTTGTTTCTATGTGAAATGGATTCGAAGCATTATTACCATTATTATCTCGTTTGAAATACATTTCAGATAAATCATACTTCGACTCCGTTTCATTTCGTGGGAACCAACCACTCTTTACTAATAATTCTGGCCACCTAATACCTTTTAACTTATTCAAACTATCAAGTGTTTGTCGCTCCGATATAACTGGTATTGGTGGCCTATATGTGTGTAATACTTTTGATAACTCTTCAATAACATCTTCTTTTTCATAAGTTTCCATAATGGATTGCCATTCTTTTTCATCGATAAAAATATATGGTTCCATATTATAAAACTTTTTGAAGTGTTCTTGTATTGTCATCCTAAATTTCCATACATATCTTGTACTTTCTTATCATAAAATTCTTTTCTTTTCTTATCACGATATTTTTGTCGAGCTTTTGCTTTTATTTCTTCTGCATTTCTTTTGTAATGTTCCATTTGCCACTTTCTTTGAGCTTCTCTCTTCTCTTTTGAGGTATGATATTTTCTCTTTCTACCCATGAGTTTTCTCCGCCATCTGATTCAATCTATTGAATGTTGAATGTAACCAACTTTCAAGATTAGGTAGTGCAGTGTATAATTTATCTTCTAAAAACATTCTTTGGAATTTATGTTTAACCATTCTCTGAATTGGTTGTTCAATTATTCCTTGTATTTTTTGTTTACTATTACCAGAAATAATTGGTTCTTCCAAATCCATAAGTTTTTTATTCAAAAACAATTGGTCTTTATTATTAACAATAGTTTCACATATTTTATATTTCTTCTTATTTGCATCTGAACTTTTCATAATATCATCAATTGTAAACTGATGTGGTGATTCAAGATAAGGAAATACTTTTAATAATGTTTTTAACCCAGCACCTTTGATACCTGGTATTCCATCTGATTTATCTCCATCCATAACTCTATATAGTAAAAAGTTTTTAGCATCTATTCCATACTCATTTTTAATTCGTTCTTCATCATACATTAATTTCTTTGTTGGTGAATATACACGAATCCTATCATTTACTAATTGTAAGAAATCTTTATCAGTAGACATAATGGTACATTTATCTTTAAATAAGTGTTTACTACTATACCCTATAACATCATCAGCTTCTATACTTTCAATGTTCATAAGTGTAAGTGGTAAACACTCAAGATATTCTATTACTCGATTCAATTGTCGAATCATCATCTTGTGTTCATCTTCTCTTGTAAGTGAAACATCTAAATGACGATTCAACCTAACTGACATTTTTCTTCCTGCTTTATATTCAGGAAAGATTTTTCTTCGGCGGTTAGACCCACCTTTACCATCAAATACAATGATAGTTCGAGTAGGTCTAACCATATTAATAGTATAACCAATTGACCTTAAAAAACCTACTATTCCACCAATGTGAATTCCATCCTCATTAGTAGTAGGTATCGCAGAAAACACTCTAATAAAAGTGTTTAACCCGTCTATCAATAAAACCGAGTCGTTTGGTTTACCACTATCAACTTTTCCGCCAGATTTTTTAATCTCTTCAAGTATCGATAAGTGTTTTTTATTAATCACCGATAACCTCATCTGTGAACTCTACATCATCAATACCAAGTTTTTCTTTGTATTTCAATATAACCTTATCACAAATGATTTTGTAAACATATTCTCTTAATTCATCGTTTTCGGTAATTAAGTCTTCCCAATCTTTTGATTGGAACTTATGTTCTTGTCCACTCTCATCAACTAATGTATACCAAGCACCACCAGATTTAACTAACTTGTGTTCTTTCAACACAGTCAACCATGCACCATAGTTATCAATACCTCTATCGAAGTACATATCATAATCTGCATGTCGTAAAGGTGGTCCTAAACGATTCTTAACAATTTGTGCTCTACATTTCATGCCTAATACATTTTTACCTGTATCTTTAATCTGACCCATATTCTTTAAACGAATACGAGTAGAAGCGTGGAAAGGTAAAGCTTTACCACCTGAAGTAGTCCAGGGGTCTCCAAACATTACTCCAAGTTTTTGTCTTAATTGATTTGTGAATACTAAAGCAACTTTTTGTTTACCAATCATTTGAGTAATCTTTCTCATTGCCTTACTGATAACGATAGCTTTAGCTGTTGCCCAACCATCTTTATCAAAATCAGCTTCCATCTCTACTTTAGTGGATGCAGCTGCCAATGAATCAACCAAGATAGTTACTAATCTATCTTTATCCGATTCTCTTACTTTAGTAACAATCTCATCAATTGCCTCAAAGATATCCTCTACAGTCTCAAGATGTAAGTATAACATTTTACTCATATCTAATCCAATCACTTCCATAAACTCTTGTGATACTGATGTTTCTGTATCAATGTAAACTGCAACTCCACCCTTTTTCTGTGTTTCTGCAAGTACATGAGCACCAAGTAGAGATTTACCACTTGATTCTAATCCGTTGATTTCTGTGATTCTACCAACTGCAATACCACCATCTGGTCTATTTGATATAGCCAAATCCAACATCGAACTACCTGTTGATATAAAATCTTTAATATCAGTAGGTGTTGTATCTGTACCATCAAGGAAGTATGCTACCTTAGTATCTTTGAACTTTTTATTTAAACTATCGGCCAGTGTTGAGGCCAATACATCATTAACTGATGCCATCCTAATCTCCTTAAGTTAATAATGGGAGCCAATATATGACTCCCATATATTGTTATAATTTACGAATTAAATAATTCATCAAAAGCATCTGCTGAATTACTTACTGTCTTTGAATTTGAAATTTCTGAAGCAGAAACTTTTTCTTGTTCCTCTTCATCAGATGAATCATCACTTGGATTCAACCATTCATTCAATACATCAGTAAGGTCATCATAAGATAACTCTTGATAGATTTCCTTAATATCTTGTTGTGTTTTTACTACTTCAAGAACTTCAGGTTCATCTGAAATTGGTGTTTGATTAGGTTTAACTCTGATTTTTGTTGTTGGATAACTTGCTCCAGTCTCCTCTGCTGAGATGAACTCAACAACAACATCACGACCATTTACAGGGTCGGTGATATCGCCATAATCAGGGTCTGCGATAATAGAAAGAAGTTCTTGATAAACTGTCTTTCCAAATCCCCAAAACTTCACTCCTTGTTTCTCTTCACCTCTTACAATGACTGGTGCAAAAGTTCTCATTTTAGCTTCAAGTTTTCTTGATAACTGATAATCTTCTTTACTACCTGAACCTTTTAGTTTTTGAGCAAACTCTTCAATAGGGTCTGGTCTACCAAAAGAAATAGGTGAAAGATAAGAACGATTGTTCAGATTGTAATGAAAGAATAATTCAATAAAAGGATTATCTTTATTGAAAGCGTAAGGAACGATTCTGATTTGAGTTTTACCTGGTTGTGGCTTCCAAAGGCTGGAAGTACGATTGTTTGTGGTTTGTAACTGATTTAATCGTTTTTTAATTGCATTTAAATCCATTATTTATCTCCTATTAGTTTATGTTTATTGTTTATTTATTAATGGTATCATTTATCGATACAATAATAAGTATAACCGTGTTTTGCTTTATTACAAAATATTTTCATTTTTTTAAAAAAAAATGGCCATCATTGTTTTTTAAGTTTGTAGTATAGTGGAAACTAAAAATCGTGTGGCCATTTTTTATATTATCTAAAATTGGAAATCTTGGGGATGTGAGATTTGCGAGTACTCACAACTTAAAGCTCAGATTTTTTATACCTTGTACCTAATACCCATCAGTTACGATGATTCTTCTCAAGATGGTTAATCTCATTGAAGTGAGTACAACCTCTGTATTATTGCTTTATCTCTCTGAGTTTAGATTAATTCAGCCATAAAGTGGGATTTCAGTATTACCCTTACCCACAACAAGGTCAACAGAATCGCTTATCTGTTTTTATTCTTCAAGTACATTAGATTATTGATGTCTCAACTACTCTACCATTCGGCTTTGTAGGTTCACCACGAACTAATCTCAGATTGCTTTATGGGCTTCCGAAGTCTACCCATTATTCAGCCAATCCCATACAGAGTTAATTACTCTCTGTACTTTCCGATTTCTCAATTGTCAAATAACTTTATACATTAATATATATGTATATAAAATCTGAAAATGTAATTTATTTTATATTTTCTTGATTTTTTTTCTGATTTTTGGTAGCAATTTCTTGTACTTTATTCTCATCAATCATCAATTGTGAAAAATCAATACAAATAAATTCAGCATTGAAATTTTTATTCCAATCACCAAATTCATTTTTTACATTATCTTTGAACCCTCGTGCCACCACAACGATTCTATCAACCTTACCACCACGATTCATATAGTATCGTGCAACTTGTGAT